AACATTTGGAAGTAATAGCTAGAGACCTTGGCCTTGGATTAGCTACCAATATAGATACAGCGGATGATAAACAAGCCAGAATTATGGCTTTTACTCCATATTTAGATTTTATAAAATCAATAGTAAAGGAAAGTTATATTGGTGAAGAATCATTTCAAAAATTCTGGATAGATTCATATTATTATATGAATTATGTGGATGTTAATGCATTGTTTAATTCTCCTAATCCACCCATTGAAGAGTTTGCAGAATCGCTTGCATCTGCTGCCGAGTCAATGACACCTGACGCTGAAACTGCTAAAAATGCTGAAGAAAGTGGAACTGGTAATGATATAGAAGTACCATTGATGTTGACAAATCATATAATGTTTATGGGTAATAATGCTTTTATTGAATCTCACAGAATTATAAATAATTCAAATACTATTAGTACAACTGCCGGTTACGCTAGAGAAATTACAATTTATGATGACAACGGTGAAGATAAAAAACAAGAGTTTAGAATTGAACCTTTAGGTGGAAATGATCTAAAGGAATTAGAAGAACCGTTGAGAGGTAATAGGAATGATGATAGACATGTTTCTCAAATAAAATATAAGTATATTGGTAGACAAAATGCAGGCGAAGATGGCTTGGGTAATGTCCACCCTAATGCCGCATTTGCTCAATTACATAATAAACAAAATGAGATGGAAACTCAAAAAATGAAATTAGAAGTTACTTTAAATTCATTTAATCCATCTTTATATAAGTATCAAAAAATACCTGTTTTAATGTATTTGATGGATTCACAGGCAATAGAGCAAAACGAAAGAATTAAAGGAGATAAAAAGGAATTAGGCATGGATAAAGACGAGCCTTTTAGCCTAGGTGAAGATACTGAAAGCATTACCGATGAAGGTAAAAGAAGTCCTTCGCAGGCACTAGATACTTTTTTATCGGGTTATTATTTAATAGAAGATATTGTATATAGAACTGAAGACGGTGAAACTAAACAAACTGTAACCCTGTTGAGAAGAGAGTGGCCTACTAGAACTGAGAATTTAATTAACCCACCTGGACTTGAAGGTGCCAGTGATGAAGAAAAAGCAGATAATGTTGCTAAAAACAGCCCAGCACCAGAGCCAGCACCGGAACCAACACCAGAGCCAACGCCGGAAGCAACACCAGAGCCAACACCAGAGCCAACACCAGAACCAGAAGAATTAGAAATTACTTTAAAAATAAACGGAGATGGTTCAACGTTTTTACAAGACGATAGTAATGTTATTGCTCCTTCTCAAAATAAATATTTGAGTATAACTGGTACTTGGTCTTCAAATAGAGATTTTGAAGGATTTACAGCAGTAGAAATAGAATATGAAGGGATGGTTGAAGGTGATGGCGCTGAATGGAGTTATCCTAAAATAACAGCTAAAAATGATGGTACTTGGATTTTTGAATCTCCACCATATACATACGATGAAGACAACTATAAAATTGAAGTTAGATTCCAAGCAGAAGACAAATGGTTTACAGCTAATGCTAGAATGACAATAGGCTTCGTAGATTAAAATGAATATATAACATATGTCAGACTTTAAACATATTAATGAATTTAGAAAAGGTACTACTTTAAGAAAGATCAGTGAAGATCCAACTTATCTTAGTTTCTTTTTGATGTTCGATAGTGTAGATCCTGAACATTCTCCACTATTATCTGGTAGAGCAGAAGCTTATTTGAAAAAATTTGTTGACACAAAAGACGGAAACACAAACTACGCTGGAAATTTAGCTGCATTTAAAAAAGTTTTAATGAAAATCAATAAAGATATGCCATGGTTTTGGCAAAAAATATCTGGATTGGAGTTAACGCAGACATACGGTAAAATGCAAGAGCCATGGCACGGTGCAGAAAGTCCTAAAATAGACATTGAGTGTTTAGAAGAAAATGTAGAATTAACTGCAATAAGTCTTATGATGTTATACAGAAAGGCTGTTTATGACTATCAAAGATACGTTGAAATTTTACCAAAAAACTTAAGATATTTTAGAGTGTGGATTGTAATGTCAGAAGTTAGGACATTTCAGCAAGATACTGCTGCCAGAGATTTAAATTTATACGGTACAAAGATGCCAGAAGATAGAGCTGGTTCTGATGTTGAACTCATTCCTAGGGCAAAAGGATATGAAACAGCAGGCCCAAGAAAAGGGCGTGACTTTGACGCTGCTTTAGTCAATAATTATAATGCTGAATCAAAACCACATATGATGTTTGAATTAGATTTCTGTGAGTGGATAACTGACTCTATAGCTGACATGTTTGCTGATGCATCTAAAATGCCAGAATTAAAAAAACCTAAAATTTCTTTTTCATGGCAACATTCACATATATCTGGTTCTAAATTTGGACCTAATATTACTAAGTCAGAAGAAGAAAATCTTATACCAAAAAAACCAGAAGATGATTTATATCCAAATACGCCATTTAATCCGTTGGCAAACGCACAGAATGCTATTAGCGATAAAGTAAATGGTTTAGCAGGTTCTCTAGTAAATAGATTTAATAACTTAAAAAATAGTTTACCGGGACAAGGTAATAATCCATTAGGTAGAGTTTATCCGGAAGGATTGACAGGTGCGGCAGCAACAATTGCTAATGCTGGTATGGATAAAGTAAAATCACTTATATTAGATAATGTTCACGGAGCTAGTACAGGTTTAGGTTCTTTAGGAGATATAAATTCTGCATTAGAGTCTGGTAGTATTAATGGTATTGCTAATTTAGCAGGTCAACTTTTTGGTACTAAATCTTCTAAACCAATAAAGGGTAATATTTCACCTACTAAAATATATGAGCCTGGAATTGATACTTCCCCGGACGAAAGGATAAACGAAAAGGTTTATGATCCTATTCAGCAAGCTAATGATCAACCTATAAGTCCAGGTAGAATATATGATCCTGGTGTAGATAGCACACCTGACAATAACATTAACGATAACGTATACGAATAATGGATGAATTATTTCTAGACAATCTTAGAGATTCACATTGGTTAGGAGAGGTAGTTGTAAACGAAGATCCTCTCTTAAATGGTAGATGTAAGATTAAGGTTTATGGTAAATTTGATAAACTAACTGACGACGCTATTCCATGGGCAACACCTATGAATAGGGATCAAGTAGGTTCACATGCTGTACCTAGAGTTGGTGATATTGTTGCTGTTAGATTTGATAATGGTAATATTTATCACCCAGAATATTGGTTTCAAATAGATCAAAACACAGATCTTAAGACAGATATTTTAGAAACATCTGACGCACCACATGATGTAATAAGTTTAGTATATGATGCTGAACGAAATGTAAGAATTTATCATTCTCCAGAAGATGGCTTAGTTATTACAAGAGGTAGTGGTGCCAAAGAGCGTCCAATCATTCAGATGGATGAAGAAGGGTTTATAAAAATTAGTACTGACGCTAAAATGTTCTTAGACTGTGGTGATATATTCGTTTCAAATACGGGCGAACCGGGAGCAGATGAAACAGAACCTGCAGTAAGAGGTCAATCTTTACAAGATTGGCTACAAATGTGGTTAGATGATTATAACGCACATATTCACCCGACAGGCGTTGGACCATCTGGACCACCTATGCCACCTACACCCGTAACTGTAGGAAAATTATCTAGTACTCATATTAACTATCAACAAAAGAATAAATAAACATGCCTGCACTTTGGCCAACATTCATACCAGCATTAGCGTCTGATATAGCAGGTCAGTCATTCACTAAACCAGGCGGGGCTATAGTTTCTTATGAGCTCCCAAAGGTTGGAACCGATCAAGTTCCTATTTTTCCACCATCTAAAGAACTAATAGAGTCTGTTAAACCTGGAAATCCGGTTAACGCTAATTTAACAACTGATCCCACTTCAATGATCAACGCCATAAATTTGGCACCATTAAGCGGAAGATATGATTTTGGTGTAAGAGTAGCTGAAAGATATTTAGAGGCTGTAAAAAGCTTGGCAATGACGCCATATGGCGCAGTACACACTAATAATCCAGCCGCTGAATTTATTTTAAAACAAGGTTATGGTTTGGTTTTTGAAAGACTATTAAAAGAAGGTGACATACCTTTACTAGACCAAAAGGATGAAAATGGTAATATTATAGAACAAGGTAAAGAGTCACATCCTGATTATGCTGATTTTTGCCCGGGCCCAATCGAAGAGCCAGATCCAGTCGAAGAACAAAAGAAGTTAGATAAGAAATTCGATAAGTTTGTAGATGAAAATAAAAATGATCCATATTGGGATTTATATAAGTTTAGATTTTTTGAATTTCCATGTCTAAGTGGTAATGAAACTCAGTCGGAATTAGAAAATCTGTTTGCTGCTAGATTGATAGAACAATATAAAACATCTAATGATAAAGCAGAATTTAAATTATGGGCAGAATGTTTAGGTTCTAAAAAATATAAAGACAGTACTTTATCGATATCTAACAAACCATATCCTAATATTAGTACACAAACTAGAGCTGATATAACAGCAGCCGGTTATAACTGGCAATCTTTAGCAGATAATGTGAGTGATTTATTTATAGCTGGCATAGAAGGCAATGGACCTACATTAGAGTGTCCATTAAATGAATGGAAAATTCAAGTAGCATATGATTTTGATCATGATCCTCCTGAAAATCCAAGTAAAAGACCTAAAATATTAACATCTAATGTAGTGGCTACTTTTAGCTGGTATCCTGGTTTAAGACAAGGTTCTTTTTCTTATCTTAATGGATCTGCTGTTTCTGCACCTAAGTGGATAAAAACTCCAAATTGGATTGAAACTGTATACGAAAAAGGTGAATGGAAAAATCATTGGAGAAAAGTACCTGAAGATAAAATAAGACAAGCTTCTAGAGCATCTGATCCGGGCGAAGAACTTTTAAAAATAGATCCAAAATTAGGGGGTACTTTATTTAAGTTTCAAATGAAAGAAGCCTTAGATGCAAAAAAGGTAGCCGATGAATGTGAAGCTATTGAACCAAGCTCTAATATTAATTATAATTGGCCAGGTGGCGATCCATATGAAGAAATGGCAGCCGTTACTATTGCTTACTGGTATGCATGTTTAGTAAAACCTTTTGCACCAACTCCATCTGCTTTACCTGCGTTAATTCCTCCACCATTAACAGGTATCTACATACCATTATATTATGGTAGTAAAAAAAGATTAGCTAATAATTTAAGGAAGGCTTGGAATACTGGCAAAACATTTAGTGTATTACCTGCCCCAATGCCGCCTGCACTTGCGGTTTCTACTGCGGTCGCTGCAGCGTATGCTTTGCATTTATTGGAATTTAAATTACTTTATTTAGGAGGTATACCTACACCAGTGGGTCCAGTACCCATGGTTGGTTTTGTACCTGTGGTATTCTAATAATTAATTGGATATATATTATGTTACACCTTTAATATAAAAATAAATGAACAACGAAAAAAACAAAAGAGTTAGAATTGGCGAAGTTAAAGTCGAGGAAACTAAAATCGAAGAAGTAAACAATCAAGTTGAAAATTCACAAGAAGATTTACAGGATGTCACCGAATCCTATTACGATGAAAATGGTGAATTTATGTGGGACGCATATGAAGCTAGTTGCCCATCTAAAACAAGAAAACCCAATCCACATATCAAAACTCTAAGAGGAGATAAAGTTTTTTCTAGAGAAGATTACGCACAAGATTTTTATGACTTATTAGCTGAATTTGACAGTAAACATAGTTTAATTACTAAACTAAATGCAGGTGAAATTCATGAAGGTAAAATTTACGGAGTAAGTTCTGAATTTATTAGCGTTGATATTGGTTATAGAGAATTAATATACGTTAAATATGATAAAGAACCTGCTGATATACAAGCATTAAAACCAGGTGATGAAACATCTGTTTTAATTACTCAACTTACTAAAAACTCACATATATTAGGATCAATTCACGGAGGTGTTAAACATCGTGTATTCATGGATCTTAGAGAAGGTGTAGAAACAGGCGGAACCGCATGGGTTGGTACTGTAACACATATGATTGAAAATGGAGGTTACATGGTAATGATTCAAGGTATTGAGTGTTTTATGCCAGGATCACTTGCTGGAATTAATAAACTGCATGATTTTTCATCCATCATTGGTAAGGAAATATATGTTGTGCCAGTTAGTTTCTCACCAGAAAGAGGCACATTGGTAGTTTCTCATAGAAAATATTTACAAGCGTTAATTCCTAATGAAATATCGTCATTAAAAGAAACACAAGGCGAAACTCTTACCGGAAATGTAACAGGAACTGCAAAATATGGTGTTTTTGTAGAGTTTAATAAATGTCTAACTGGTATGATTCATAATAATGACTTAGACGAAGAAACTTTAGTTAAATTTAAAGCTAGAGAAATTAAACCAGGTGATCAAATATCTTTTATGGTAAAAGATATCATAAGTAATACAAAAATTACGTTAACACAGAAAGCAAATATCGTAGTAAATCCATGGAGCGATATCACATCAAGATACACCATTCCTTCTGTAATAGAAGCTACTGTTAAGACTAAAAAAGACTATGGTCTATTCATTACAATAGAAGAGGGTGTTACTGGACTATTACACGTGAGCGAATTAGGTGAAGAAGTTATGAGTGTATTTAAGGCCGGTGATAAGATCACTGTTCAAATTACAAGAATCGATGTTGATTCAATGAAAGTCTTTTTAAAGATGCCTCAATAACTATTGCAACGAGAGTGTGATATATATTGAAACGATAATATCATAATCTAATATGCAAAAATTAAATATAGATTCTTCAAGGGAATCAATTTTGAATGCGGCACTCATGGGTGTTGAATTTGAATTCTATTCTAATATCGATCTAGAAGCTACCAAAAAATCTTTGGCTCAGCTTCTAGATCGTAAGATTAGGTTGGAAGACAAAGCTCATTCTGATTTCCAACCATCTGCTGAAGAATTTAAAATAGAACCAGATATGTCGGGTGGAAAAGGTCTAATGGAACTAGTTACAGGACCTATTCCGTATAGAAATGCTAGAATAGTTGTAAACAAAGTTTTAGATTGGATATCTAAAAACGGATACACTAACGATAGAGCATCAATTCATGTTAATTTATCATTCGATAAAAAATTCTTAGAAGATAAAGATCTTATTTCTAGAATGAACGTTCTTAAGTTTATTTTAGAATTTGATGAAAAACAAGTTTATAAATTCTTTCCTGATAGAGAAAATTCTGCATACGCAAAGAGTGTCAAATGGGTAATGCCAAAATGGGAAGCATTTCATTTTGACGCAAATCAAATTGCATCTAATAATTTTAAATTTGCCGATACTAAATACTATGGAATAAACTTTTCAAAGAAGGAAAAGAATTATTTAGAATTCAGATACTTAGGAGGTCAAGATTATGAAAAGAAAGTTGATAATATACTTTATTTAACTGAGAGTTTTTTAATGCAAATGTGGCATTCTTGTAATGATCCTAGATTTACAGCTGAAAATAAAATAGAACTTCAGAGAATTTTAAATAAAAATAAACCTATTTCAGAGGCACTTAAAAATTATACTAATGTCAATAAACATTGGCCTAATATAGAAATATTAGTAGATTTACAAAGTAATCCTACTATTATTAATGTACACTGGGAAAGATTTAAACACAGAGTTGTTGATTTATTGGTCAATGGTTCTATGGAAGCAGGAATTATAAACTACGATTCAGATTATGGTGCGGTTCAGGTGAAAGATGGAAAGTTTCCAACTGTTTATTTACTAGAAAATTTTGAATTCATAGACTGTGAATTAACAGGTAATATAACCAACTGTAGTTTTTATAATTGTGAAGTTAGCGGTTCGGCTATTATGATGTGCAGTCTATACAAAGGTACTAAAATAAAGGAGTCTAAAGTAGAGTCATGTTATACACATGGAAGTTGTGAATTAACCAACTGTTATGTTGCCGGAAGAGACACTATGTTTAAAGGTAAAATGATAGGTGGAATATTTAGAGAGGGCTTTAGAAGTAAAGACGCTAGATTTGAAGAAACTGAAATAGTAGTAAGTAAAAAAATAAACTAATATAATGAGTGAAATTAGAAGCGGGTCTAATAACGACTTGACAACCGGAAGACAATTTGATGCAAACTGTTTGAACGCATTTCTAGATGAATTAGGTGACGATATCACAGGAGCATGTATGGTTCCTATTAATTTACCACAAAAAGAAATTATCAATATAATTAAGAGAGCTAAAAAATGGTTTTATAAAAAATATGAGTATTCTGTAAAAGAGAATTTATACCATATTCCAAATAACGTATTTAGTAGTGATTATTTTAAATCTCATAGAACTCTTAATTTACCAGGACCAAGTTTAGATGGCGGAGGTGGAGTATTTTCTGTTTATGGATTATATGACCTAATGTCTGGTTTCCATGGTCAAGGAGGTGGATTAGATCTTAGATTCCAGTCTGGCGGTGACTTCTCAATGGAGAGAATGTTGTTTAGAGGTATGTATGAAGGTTCTGGAATGGCTGAGGCTGCAGAAGAATTACAATACTATGTATTGAATGCTTCAATGGCAGACCTGTCTAGACAGATCCTAGAGAACCCCATTTCTTATGCATATTCCAGTTTAACTGGTGAACTTAAGTTTTTAGGAGATACACCAAAGGGTGATGTTATTCTGGAGATTTACGAAACTATTCCCGATTGTGCGTTATATGAAGATGAGATTTTCTTTAGATACGTGAGTGCTAAAATTAAACAATCTATCGGTACTAAACTTGGAATCTTTAAGTTTGCTTTACCCGGTAATGTCGATTTTGATTATGATGCTATTAAGTCGATGGGAGATGATGAACTTAGTATTATAGAAGAAGAGATTAAGGGAGACGAAGGTGTAGATTGGATGATGCATTCGTAAATAAACAAGATAAATATATAAATGGAATTATACATAAAATATCCGACTGATCCTAATTACGATCCGTATCAGGTTCAAACTAATAGTGAAATAGAAATGTTGATTACACAAATTCAAACGCTTTTATTCACTAATACTGGTGAGGTGATGGGTAGTTATAGATTTGGTTGTGATTTAGAAAAACTTATATATGATTTCAACGCAAGTGCATATAATGTGAAATCTATTATAATTGAACAAATAAATCAATATTGTCCATTAGCTGAAAAATTCAAAATAGATGTTAATGTTGAGTTTTTAAAGGGTGAAGTTAGAGATATTGGTTTAATCGATATTACAATAGATAGTAGATATGCTGTAAAAATAAGCATGCTATAAAAAAGTATACAAAAAAATGGCAGAATTAAAATTTTTAAATACAATTAGAACAAGTGCTAGTCAAATAAATAATGACGCTAGAACTTATATTTCTAGAGTGTATAAAAGAGCAAACAACTTATTTACAGTTGCTTCTCCTTTTGCACAGATACTGAGCGTCTTATCTGAGATGGTAGAATTAGTTATGTTCTATATAGAAGATTCTGTCGTTGAACAAAACATATATACTGCACAACAACCTGAATCTATTTATGGTATGTCTAGATTGACCGGTCATGATGCAACTAGAGGTTTTGCAGCGACGGGTGAGATTGATTTTAGGTGGAAACCAGGTGCAGATATGGCTAAAATTGCAGGTAGCACATTAAATATAGATGGTAGAGCTAAACTTAAATTTGATATAAATGGTTTAACTTACACTCTATTAAATTCTGTAGATAAATTTAAACTAGAAAAAACAAATTTTAATTCATTTAGAACTTCTATAATTCAAGGTGAATTTGAATCTCAAACATTAACTGCAACTGGTGAAAAACTACAGTCTTATAGCGTTAATACTAGTGGCCTGACTGATCATAGTAAAATTAGTGTAAGCGTAAACGGTGAGTTATGGACTAAACATAATTCTTTATATGATATTAATTATGAAGAAAAAGCGTATCTGGTTAAAACGGGTATCAGTGGAGGCTTAGATATTTATTTTGGAAATGGTAGTTTCGGGGCAGTGCCACCCGCTGGCGCCTCAATCGTTGTCGAATATGTAAAACATGTTGGTTTAAATGGAAATTTAGATGATTCTCCAGACTTGACCATTAAATGGGACGCTGTTGGTTCTGATTCTAATGGAACTGAACATGATTTAAATGAATTTTTAGATGTTACTATTACATCTTCACCTAAAATGGGAAGTGATAGAGAATCTACTCAATTTACTAAAATCATGACACCGCTAGCTAGTAAATCATTTGTTTTGGCAACGCCTGACAATTATGAATACTTTTTATCTAGATACAACATGTTCTCTTATATCGATGCATATAACACGACTGACGATCAATATTTAGATGACGATAATGTTATTTATATTTTTGCTGTTCCAGATGCTAAGAAAAAATTAGCAAAAAATCAAGATTATTTTAGCATGCCTGAACAAGAAATGTTTTTAGATCAAGGTGAGTACGATGCTATGCATAAAGTATTAGAAGATAGCGGTCAACAAATGGTTACAACTGAAGTTGTTTTCGTTAAACCACAAGTTAGACACTATAGTATGGATATTAATATTAGATACTTTGAGGGTTACACTAAAGAAGAAATATACAATAGTGTTAGATCTAAAGTTTCAGAATATTTATTAAATATTACTCGAAGAGATAAATTACCTAAATCTGATATTATTTATATCTTAGAAGAAATAGAAGGTATAGATGCTGTTAATATTAGATTTATTTCAGAAACTGAAGAAACCGCTAGAAGACAAGGTTATTACGAATCTGTTAATATCAGTGTAGTACCTCAAGAACCTGTTACACTAGAAACTATAGGAAATGGTAAACAAAAATATGTTTTCTTTAAGAAAATAGAAGATGTTAAACTAGTAACAGTAGATGAATCTACTCAAATACCTGATCACGTGAGAGGTTTAGATCAGTGGGGAGATATTATCATGGAGAAAGAAGAAGTTGCTGTATTTAGAGGTGGATGGTTAGACAGAGATGGTGATTTAATAGAAGATGATGTGTTAATGAATGCAGAAGCGGCCGTTAGTATTAACTTTGAAGCAGACCCTGTGCCTAAAACAATTTACACTAGGGTTCAAGCTGGAAATAGAAGAGCACTTAAGTAATGGGATTATTCGACAACTTATTAGGATATAGAAGACGTAAGAGATATGATTTTGTAAAATCTAGAAAGGATTCTAGGTTAAACTCGGGTTATAAGTATGAAGAATTACCACCCGGAGAATTTATAGGTAGATCTCTTTCTGGACATATTCAAAGAAACGAGACTATCCAGCATTTTCTAATATTTATGGATGATACTATTAAATATTTATTGAAGGGTACCAGATACCTTAACAATTATAAAAATTATACCGTCAAAGAAGACGATAACGAAACGAGATAATGTACAACAATTTAAGATTTTTTAGAGGATTAGAATACGATCTTAATTTTGAAAAAGATGATTTTGACGTATACGCTGGAACTATTCATTTACCAGAAGTTTCTGCGGGTCTATACGAAACAGTTAACCTTTTTATATTAGAAGAATGTGTATATAGAGGTGACAGTGTAGTTAATTTTCCTATATCTGATTCTGTAAACAAAGATAGTCTTATTTTTGAATGGGAAGAGGTTGATAAATTTAATAGTAAATCTATTATATTATATGACATAGATCATTCTGGTAATTTACCAGTCATTAGTGAATTAAAATCACAATCGATAGAGTTAATTGATTATAGTTCGGTAGATTCAATCATTGATGATGTTAAACATCTTAATACAATCAATAATTCTGCTATTCAAATAAATATAGCGTTGAATTCTACACAAGCCGGTCAACACGCTAGAATATTAAATATTTATAGTATCGCGGATGGTAGTAAAACACTAATAGCTCAAATAGAAATATATGGTGAAGTAGTTACTGAGGACGAAAGACTTAAAGTGTTATTACAAAACTTCGGTGCAGCATTAGATGAAGCTGACTTTATGTTATTTAAAGATCACGATATTAGTGAAATGTCACCTGACTATAAATTACTAAATAGAAAAAGAAAAGAACTTTTATTAGAGTTACATAATATTAAACCATTTGTCGGTACATATAAAGCTATATTAAATGCAATCGATTTCTTTGGATATGATAAATTAACCCTAAAAGAGTATTGGTTAAACGTAGATAGTGGAGTAAAAAACTTTGGTAAACTATTTGCAATACCTGTTGCTAATTCTTCTACAAGAGGTGAAATGACTAGAAAGAAACTTAAATTTAAGTTGCCTTCTAGCACGATGAAAAAAACAAGTAAGTTTAGTTTAGTGTATAGGTTAAATGAACCTAACGGGACATATGATCAATGGGATATACCTAACGTAACTGAAACATTTGATTATACACCTGAAGAGGTTTTAATTAAATTATATGGACTTAAGGCTAAATTACAAAAGGAATATTTACCTTTACAATCTAAAATAATAGATATCACAGCCGAAGGTGATTATTTTACACAAAGAAACATAAATGTTTGGAATATTCAAAACGATATTAATTTCTTTAGCGAAGGTCACACTATTAAATTTAATATATTTCCAAACGATAGACAACTTTTTGTTGAGGATTTATCAATGGTTTTAAAACCGTCTTTAGATCAAAATAGTCTTATTAATAACTATAATAAATTTCTTAATTTAAAAGTAGGAGAAGAAAACACTCTTACATATGACGAAAGAGTGGAATTAAAGGATGCCTTTAGATTATTTTATGAAACATATCATGATAGAGAATTACACTCTTATAATCCTAATATTCCTATAGGATGTCCAGTGTTATTAGATGGAACCGAATCGTTTGACGACATATGGGATGAAGCTGAATTTACATGGGAAGATGCACACAATCCAAATGAAACGTTATTAGTTACATGGGATAATTGGTGGAAAGCGTGGGTATATGAAATAGAATGGTTAATTACTGGTAAAGGCACAGGTTGGAGTAAAACATATAGAGGTCCTATTGATGATTATTTAGTTTTCCCATTAATATTACCACATAATGATTTATATGATGTCGAAATGAGAACATATGATTTATTTGGACACATGTCTTATTATAAACATAAAGACCTTATCGATGTTAAATTAAAACAACTAGAATTATACGGTATTTATAAGTGGTTAGAAAACCAAACATGGGACGGCAAATCGTTACCATGGAATGGTTCAGGTGGTTATTGGGATTCTCCTCAAGATAATGTAACACAAATCGATGATGCTATTGCTACTCTTTATTTAACACTGGATCGTGCGAACTATGTACATCTGGAAGAAGATCAAGGTTTAAGGTTTTCAACGGTTAGAAGATATATTGATACTTACGCTAGAACTGGTTTTACAGAGACTACTGGACCATACCAATGGGACGAATCTACATTCAGATATAAAGATACTGAACATCTTTCATGGGACTTCATGAGAGTTGGACCAGATTTAACGGCTAGTTTTAAAATAAATGACATTCAACAAGGTGATAAATTAGTAATAAAATTCCAAGATCCAATAACAAAAGTAATAAGCTTCGGTGAACACGTTATAATTAATGCTACTCCCACTACTGTCAATGACGTAAATGGTTGGACTGCTATTATGGATGAGCTAAATGCAAGTGAAGACACTGTAATTAGTAAGTTTAATTTTAACGCAGTGTTTGAAGATCTGGATGATAATGATGTTAGCGATGTGTTTAGATTTATATTAGCTGTGGGTTGGGAATATTCAAAAACATATGACTTTGAAGAAGTCTATATTGAGAAAATAAATCCTTCGTCAAATTCTAATATAAGTGGTGAAGTACATGTTAAACATTATAATCCAACATTTGACGATACTAAGATATTTAAAGATTTTGCTGAAGTAGAAAGATCTACTCATGTTACAATTTCTACAGATATTTCTAAGTTCCCGGGTGCTAAAAATTCAAAATGGACTATTACAAATATAACTAACCCAGAAATCACTGATATATACTATAATAATATGTGGTTAACTTACATTTTCAAAGAACCTGGATACTATTCAATTCAATTGGAAGCGGAAGATACACATGGTAATAAAAACCTTATAAAAAGGAACATGTTAAAAGTAAAATAATAAAAACAATAAAATGGCAAACATTACTGAAATTTTAGGAACTGATTCAGTTTCTTCATCTAGACCGATCATTAATAGTAACTTTGAGTTATTAAACGATGAATTGGCATCTGTTATTTCACTACTAAACCCAACTACATTAACGTTAGAAGGTTTATTAAGTGTTACTTCAGAAAATTTAATTATTTCACAAGCAGGTGTAAACTTGTTAAGTGTAAGTAATTTAGGTGCTGTATTTAGTACTGCTACAACATTCGGTTCGTCAGTATCAATTGGCGGATCTTTGATTAAAAGCGGAGTATTAGGTACTAAAGATATACCAACCACACAAGTAACTCCTACTTCTATAGAGGCTATTACTTACTTCGTTGACGTAAACTTTACGTTACCAGAAGCTGTTGATGGTCAAGAAGTTACAATTATCAATGTAGATTCTGATTCAAAATCAATTTTACCAGGAGCAAATGTATCTTTAGGAGCCACATCAATCGCTTTAGATGGATTAAACTCAACAGTAACACTAAGATGTTTTGATGACGTATGGTACGTTATTTCATCACACGCAACAACAATCGTATAAAACAAAACTTAAAGAATAGATGGCAACTCCTCTAGTTAGAATACCGCAGCCAATGGGCGGCACAATGTATGCTTTCGCATCTTCTGCGAGAGATATGACTAGGGCTTTTAACAGTTCAGATTTAAATTTTGAGTTTAGTAAATATGCTTTATTAGATCTTCCAGATTTTACTGATTCAGTTAATGGTTCTAACACAATTGATTTCGAATTAAACCTTAAGCAAGCTTCGGGACAAAAATATGTTCCTGGTATGCCAAATGTTGACTTCGCTCAAACATTTCAGAACTATGCACTGAACTTAGAAGAACTTCTGTTGCAAGATGACGATTATGATCCTATCATTTTACAATCTGATGCTGAAAAAATATTCTTCAAATGGTTATCTGCTTTAGGCTCAATTGATTTTGTTGCAGCGGATTCAAATCAAACACTATTTGGTAATTACACTGAAAAAGTTAATGGAGCATTTGCGAGTGATAATTACGATAGAGTTGTAAAGTATTTAGGTACTATTGACGTAGAGAATGACGTTGCGTATCAAGGTAACACATATCACGAGGTTTACATTAATGTACCAACTTCTGTTGGTTATACACCAACTGTATTGTTCAAACCAGGTAATTATAATACTACAGCAACTAAATTATACGCTTCGGATTATATAGAAGGCAGAGCTGGTCAAACACACCCAGATCCTAATATTAATATTAACACGGTGGTGGATGATTACACTTCTAATAGTGGAGCATATTACAATATTCAAACTAATGCTACGAATAGTGTTGGTTTGGAATTTAATGCCAATGCTTATGAAGAAATAAATAATAATCCTGACGTTAAGTCTTTATTAGATTTTGCTAAAAAAGGTCAAAAGTTTACTTTTAATGCTATTTTAGTTTACTATGACATTTATAGCCAATCAGTACCTGCAAATAGAGCGACTAATTTGTATGGTATTTTAATATTAGACGATATACAAGATTCTTATGGACCTGGTTCTAAAATTAACGAGCAAATTAAATATAAACCGAATGAAGTTACAGGTCTTAATGGTAATGCTTTTTCATTAAAATTAAATCTTAAATTTAATTCTTCATTAGACAATGTAGGTGTTGAAACAAGCGTTAATGATTTCACAACGTTCTCTATGGATTTATTCATGGATACAACAACCGCACTAGAAAATGCAACTGAACTTCTTATTCAAGCCAATAACAGATATGCCAACATAGATGCTAGATTAGATAGTATAGAAAATTTGGTTACAGCGAGCGAAGATACAGCATCTCTTAGTAATAGAGTTGCTGAATTAGAAGAAGATTTCCAAAATGCTTCAATTCAATTGGCAGATTCTAATTCTTTATTAGACTTAATTTCAAAGGCTCATAATAGAATTAATAAATTAATAGACGGTTCTATTCCAGTTGAATTACAATATAATACAGATGTTATATTTGCAGGTAAAGGTACAGAAATCGATAAATCTATTCCTAATAAAATTAAAATTAACAGTACAATAGACGGTTATACACTGAGTAGCATATATCTTTGGAATATTGCCGGAAATGCCATAGCTGGTCAAATTTCAACAACAAATAAGTTTGACATAGGTTTAGCTGGAGCCGGTGCTTCAAAGTTTGCAATTTGGTCTAGATTAGAATCTTTTTCTAATAGATTAAGTCTTAACGGTCTTATTGAAAATGATCCCGAAAGTGATCTTAATATATACATAGATGACGGTGTTATATCTTGGAAAAAAGGACAAACATTTAAAATAGTATTTGACACAATAAACATGTTAGGTAATAATATTAAAATTTGGACTAGCACTACTACTAACTATGATGTGTTAGTGGCTGATATAAACCCTAGTCAATTAATAACAAATAAACCATATATTGAATTAGTATGTATTGATCCTGCTAATTATCAATTTGAAGCTGATATTTTAAGATAATATGAACACTAATAACTCTATTTCTAATTCGCTCAAGAAACTACTTGAAATTAACTCTAATTCCTTAAAGACATTTGAGAGAATTAATGAGGCGATCACAACTGATCAAAAGGACGTACCTCTTGAGATACTAACAGATGAAGGCTCTAAAACAGTATATGTGCCCTCATTCGGTTATATGAAAAGAGAATTAGAGAGATTAGATACTAATTTAAAATCTCTCTCTGGCTTAGGCAAAGGTAATACTAGAATTAAATTACCGGATGGTACATACCAAAATATCATAACTTCTACGTTAAAGACTCCAGCGAATGATATTACTTCATTTAATAGACCTATAAACTTTTCAACAAAGCCAAATTACTTTTTTGAAGATTTTTTAAATCCTATATTGACAACGAGTATAAATGTTAGTGGTCAAATACCAAATAATACTGAGAGAATTTTAGTTAAAAGGATTGTATTTAATTCTTCTAATGCAACAACTGTTGAATACTTCAATACTAATTTTAAAAACCAGGACGGTTTAGATTATGAAACTGTAATTAGAGATATTGCAAATAATAATTTATCATATATTTTAGACGAAGACACGAGAGACTTGCCATATAGAAGCACTCAATTTACGGGTAAATTTGATGTTTTAAAAATCAATAATTCTAAGAGAGAAGTAAAGGTTGATGGCGTTGTTAAAAATAGAGCTATTAAATTATACACATTAGATAAATTAACTTATACTGATTCTACTAAAGATCTTATGGAAACTGAGATGCTTAGAATAGGAGATGAGTTGATGGTTCAGAGTGGATCTAAAAATACTAGATATAGAATAACTAGAGTTGATGGTTCTACTAATCAAGTTGAATTATTAGTGGTAGAAGGATATGAATCTATTAAAGTGGGTTCTAATCAATTGGGCATATATAAAAATGATAAATCTAATTTAAATATTAATATTAATGTAGGTTTTAACGAAAGACTATTGGTGTTTGTTAAAGCTATTGATCCTGATTCAAAAATATTGGCTGAAAATTGGTCACCTGGAATTGGTTTATACACTAATGAATTAACACTTATTCAAGAAGACGGTTCTCAGATAAGATTAGATGATTATTATAAAGCAGAGGTTGCAGACTTTGGTAAATACATTTCTGCACTTAAAGAGGATTCTATTCCTCCGGCAACACAAGGTATCACACCCGATGCTCCATTGTTAGACGTTAACAACTTTAAGGTTGTGCAAATCAATGCTCACCTGACAGCTAATGATACTGCTGATAAGATTAAAAAATTATCTGCTGATAAAGTTAATGTAGAAGAGAATATAAAAAAATTAGACGAGACTATTGTTAAAAAGAGGTCAGAAATGTCTACTAAGAAATATGATTCTACTATTCAAAAAGATAAAGATAGAAACGAATTAAATTCTTTAATTACTCAAAGAACAAGTGAGACTAGTTTATATAATAGTATTGTAAATCAAATACAATCTCTGGCATCTGGTTCAAATGTAACTAAGATTGCACCTAAATATAGAGTTAGAGGATTTTGGGAAATACCATCATCAAAGAAAACTGCAGATACACTAGATCAAAATATTGTTCAGTTCGTATTACAATATAGATATCTTTCAACTAGCGGTAAAGCTAGTGAAGTAACACAATTACCTTTCACTGAAGGTACTAGGCAGAAAACTGCAGTATTTTCTAATTGGAATGAAATTAAAACTAAACCAAGAGATCGCTATAGAAATGCTGAAACCGGTAAATTTGAATGGCAAGATAGTTTAGTAGAAGATGCACAAGAAGTTAATTTTAATCAATTAGATTTACCTATTAATGAAGGTGAACTAATAGAAGTTAGAGTTAAGTCTGTCTCTGAAGCAGGTTATCCAACCAGTCCAATATACTCTGATTGGTCAGAAGCTATTACCATAGATTTCCCTATTACTGAAATAGACACTTCTAATGTAGAGACTTTATTAATGTCAAATTCAGCTGAAACAGCAGCGGTTAAAATATCTGAAGAATTAATTTCTAAAGGCGTATTTTCACATATTGATGATTCATTTAGCGCTAATGAAAAATATTACGCGCACAGTGCAACAAGTATCGCGTCAGGATTTTTATCTAATGAACAAAAACCTATTTCAGTATATGATAAGATTGCTCAATTAGAGGCTCAGATAGCTGAACTAAAAGGTACTGTAGAAGTTGAATTAGGTGAACTAGTCGTCAAAGTAATGGATGAAGATGGAACAGTAACAGTGATTAACAATGGTACTAAGAATCAAATCTTCGCAGGATATTATACAGATGAGGTTGCAAGTTTAACGGTTAAAAAGGGTCATATTGTCACCAAGACATTTAAGCTTTTATTAGAAAATACTAAAGCAACTAAATTAGAATTAGTGGCTAGATTGGTCGGTGACAGAAACTTACCAGCATATAAATCCAGTGCAGCTGGAAATGCTATTACAGATAATGGATTTGGTGTAATGGTAAATGATTCTGGGACAGCAAACATAGATACTAAAGTTGCATCTGATAACTACTATACATCTGAAGGTAAATATGATTTGGCTCCAATACAATATCAAAATATAGATAGTAAATCTATTACATCATATGATTTATTAGCTGAAGCACCATATCAATCTGCACAAAGACGTGGACAATTTGTATATTCTAGATTTATGGATATTGCAAATCAAAATCCATTGTATGTTACCGAGTCATTATTAGAACCTGGTGTATCTAAATTAACTAATTATGAGTATGCATTAAGTTATGCTGATATGAATGTAGATAGTAATACTATTTCAATATTGTCGCACACTGGTAATGGTGGATCTGTTGATTTCATATGGACTGGAACATTTGGTAGAAATAACGGTAACAATTTAGATACTGAATTTTCACAATCAATGGTAGATGTGTGCAGTACTGCTACGTTAGGTGCGGCAAATTACAATAATGGATTATTTATACATAAAAGTCATCCAGATTTAGAAAACCTATATGTTGACTTTTTAGATAACGTTGCTAATCAAAACAACGTAACTGATGCTGAACAGAAAAATAACATTAAAACACTTGTTGATAATGCTATTTATACAATGCCTATTACATCAACATATGCAACTGGAACAACATTCGTATACAGTGGCGTTAATTCGTTGATTGGTAATTCTTTTTCTACTTCAGCTGTAAATTCTACTAAAGCAACACAACAGTTAGCTTTCCAAAAAACATCTGAATTAATACCGTTAGGTGGGGACAGAACATTTAAAATGTCCTTTGATGCAAACGATCAATATCTATTAGGTGGAAGATCATGTGGAGCATTTTTGTTTTTATCACCAATTAACTTAAATACATTAAGAGTTGCTGGAGATACTAAACAGAGTAATAAGATTATAGAAAAACGTGTTGGCGATTTAGATAATTCTAACGCTATTTCGGTAGATATTATATTCCAATATAGAATGACAGATTATTTTGGTAATGATCCAGATTCAGATATAGGTAGAATAGGTGGACAAGCTAAATTAAGATTTCCTAATCTAACATATACCAAAAAAATAGGATTGGATATATTTGATAAACACGATCAACAGTTTTCATTTGATTTAGAAGTATTTGCTAAATATAGTCCTAAAGGTAAAAATTTAAATTCTATTAGAGCTGCTAAGTTGACCAGATACGGTGACTAATAAATCTGGATATATAATACAGACATGAGAACTGTGTGTATAAAAAGATTTAAATAAATGGCAGCAACACCTACGGCAATATCGATCAAAATTAACGGTTATACTGATTCACAACTTTCGTGTGATAATAGATCAACCGATAGTCCACGTCAATTATACTATGATTCCGATGTAACACCGGAAATAGAAATAGGTACTATAATGTACATTACGTATGATAGTGTATTATTTCCAGGTGATGATTTATGGTATGCATTTGATGCTGGCATATCTTCTATACAGATAAATAACGCGGGTGAAGTAATTGACATATACGAATGTGTGGTACCAACTGCGACACCTACACCGACAGCGGCGCCAGAGCCTACACCAACTAAAGTACCTCCAACGGCAACTCCAGAACCTACAGCAGTTGAGCCTACAGCGACTCCAGAACCAACATCAGTTGAGCCTACACCGACAGCAACAGAAATTGAGCCTACACCAACTGAAACTGAAATTGAGCCTACACCAACTGAAACTGAAATTGAGCCTACACCAACTGAAACTGAAATTGAGCCTACGCCAACTGCAACTGAGGTTGAGCCAACGCCAACCCCCACACCAGAGCCTACGGCTACTGAAATACCCCCAACTGCAACGCCTACGCCAACTGCAACGCCTACGCCAACTGCGACACCTAACGGTGCGCCGTCTGCGATAGATGCAACATATGATATTAATTGGGGTGCTACTGAAGATATCACGTTATTTGGAACAGATGATCAAACTGATCAAGATAATTTAATTTATGTTATAGTTGATCAACCTACTAGAGGTATAGTTAGTCTTACTGGTAGAATAGCAACATATATACATACTTCGTCCACTATTGGTAGTGATTCTTTTACATATACTGTAGAGGATGATGGCGGACAAATTTCACCAGAGGGTACAATAACAATAAATCCGCTAAACGCAGCGCCGGTAATTCAAAATCCAGGAACAATTCTGGTGACTCAAAACGATTTTATCAATTTTACAATTGAGGTAATTGATACAGATAATGACAGTGTTTCAATAACTACAATATCTGATGTAAATAACGGTGTAATAGAATTTACTGGTGAAAATAACAATATTTTTAGTTATAAGTATACACCAATATTAGGTTATTCGGGCGTAGACAATTGGATTATAAAGGCAACTGATTCTAAAGGTGCAGAGTCTGCTCAATTAACAGTCTCTATCGATGTAGAAAGTGCTCCATGGATTTCTGTAAATTCAGGTTCATTTGGAAGTGATATAAATTCTATTTGTTTTGCACCTAAAAATAACATATCATACATATCTACAGAGGATGCAAATAATGTGTCACAAGTAGAAGTAGGTATGTCAATATATAGTGACGTTAATTTAACTAATACTATAGTGCCATCGAGCAGTATTAATAATTTATTCCCAGTTTCTGATAATTCAGCATCTGTTATATTGACAATAGATTCTAGCGGTAAAATTACTAAAATTAATGATTGTGGACCAGTTTCTACATCTAAATCAATAGTTGTAAAATATTCTGTAAATTCTATTGCTTACTGTAACAATGATTTTCAATACTTAACATTATGGTACAGTGGTGACATTGAAACATCGCCTCTATCATCATTAATAAGCGATGGAATAGAATTATTTAGCAGTGAATATGCTTCGAATTTATATCAAAGTACTAGCGGGTCTACTGTAACAGGATTAATAGATAGCGGTATTTACAGCAGCGTTGATAGTGAAATATATTACAAAAGATCTACACTTAATACTTGGGGTGAAAATCTTCAAGGTGGATTAGAATGGGAATGTGGAGAAGCTGAAGAAACGTCAGTATTTAGTATGGTCGTTGATAGACCTCATTTAGATGGAACTGATATAAATAAATTTTGTAATTCAGATGTATACGAAACTACTCTGTGGTATACTAGACCACTGGGTTCTACTCCATTTGATAGCTTATTAGATCTAGCAAAAACTAACACGCCTGTTTATAAAACAGCATTAGGTGCAAGTACGTTTGATCCTATCGATTTACATGAATCTAACATATTTAGTGTAGACTCAAATTATTTAGTTTGGGAAAACCAAGGAGATGGTGTTAATTTATCATGGTATGGTTATGATCTTACTAATTTTGTAAGCGGTTCAAATATAACAGAGTACGGTACATGTGATGCATACCAAATACCCACAATCACAGAGAACGAAATACAAAGAGAGGTTCCTAATGTAAATGATACAAATGTATTTTATGGGTTTATGTCTCTTAATCCTGAGATAGAATTAGGTAGTCAATATAATAATTTTGCTAAAACACTTTATTGGCCAATATATGTGGTAGATGGATTACATACGGTCAATTCAGGAGATACTGGTAGTTATATTAAAACCTTTATAGATGAATTATCGTATGGTAATGTAATCCAACCAGAACTAACGGGTGAATGTTTAACATACGCTTATAAAATTACTGCAGAAGATTTAGACGATGCCGTTTATATTTTAAATGAATTTTTAATAAATAGTCAACAAAGGCCTACTATAACTAATGGTATTAGTTTAGGACTAAGTAGTGAGTCTTCAGTTCTTGTATTTGAAAGTGATAAAACTAGTCAATGTATAATTGGTGATAATGATCAATCTATTAATACATACACATTCCCAATCGTCGATGGTTATGAAACTATTAATGCGGGTCCTAATTTTAATACACAAACTAATTACAATTTAGACAATGTTGCTAAACCATTATTAAGAACTAATCCAAAACTATCCGGAAATATTAAAATAGTCACTACTTCTAGCGATGAAGTTTATTTAGAAAGTATAAGTGCATCTAAGGAATTGTCTAATATTAAATATAAAAAAAATAGTATTAATCCTGATGGCAATTATAGTGCTGATGTTTCTAGATTTTTTAAAGGTAATAAAACACCTTCTGATTTGATATACGGAACATATAGGTCTCAATCTGATTTGTCAGTATTAGATTCATATGAGAAACAAATAGAAGAAGCATATCAATATGGAACATCATATAATTATTCTAAGAATTACGAAGAAGACTATAGAATATTTGCACCAATTTGGGCAGATCAAAACATGCCCAATAATTTTGTAATATTTAAGGTTAAAAATCCTTCTAATCAAACACAGGTTTATGATAATAATACTGATAGAATATCTGATATTCTTAAAAATGCTGAGATTGTTAAATCATTTGATTTGACCAAAAAATCAGCGCTTGGTAAATATATTAGAAATCACGTTCAACAGGAAACTTTCCCTAAATCTCCAATAACCGTTTCTTTCGGTAAAAATGAAACTACTAAATTCAATGGTATCGACTTAAAGTCGGGAGAAATTACAAGCAAGGGGGAATACATCTATAAAGATTTCGTACAAGCTGATAAGCCTATTATCGAGGCTAATGACTTTATTACAGATGGGTTCAGAAGAAATGATGTATTATGTGCTAATTTACTAAATTTAGAATTTTTATTTGACGATGATAATGCAAGTGAATATAGTGTAAATCGTTATTTCGGATTATATGTTGATGATATAAATTCAGGTACAGGTGAGATTAACTCTATTAATAATAATATAATTAAATTTAGTGAGGTTTCTTCAATAGTAGATCCAGAAAAACCATTTACAGCAATACCTTCTCAAAAACAAATGACAACATCGCCAACACTTGGTTATGTAAAAATAAATGACGTTTATTATAAAATTTCTAACTCTGGTGTTTATGATACTGAAAAGCTTGAAATTAAAGTAGACAATACAACTGGAGAAATAGAAAAAAGTATTGGTATCTCACATACTGGTAGATCAATTTCTTTAACTAATACAAATGAAAGAGGATTTGATTTTGTTAAGATGTCTATTATTTCAAATCCAGAAAGTGCTGATAAAATAGCAGTACTAAATTCTAGAGAAGAATCATATAAGTTTACCTTTATTAAACATGTTCCAGGTGAAACTGTTAATATAAACATAGGTGACTCTACTGGAAATTATGTGTTTACATTTAATAATGGTAATAATTTTAGTGAAACTAAAGAAAATATAGAAAATTCCTGGGAATTAATGTCGTCTATTAAATTTTATCTAAATTTAGAAATAGATGAAAATGATGAATCTTTTGTTATTACAGAAAAACAAACCAATTTAGGAGATCTAAACATGTATGTCTCTGGTACACTGGGTACTATAATTAGAGTCGATCAATTACAGACTAACGTTAATATTCAAAAAGGTACATATATTGCTAATTATACTTTACCAAAAGGTACATATAAAGGTCAACAGTACTCTTCACAGGGTAGTTTAGGTGAAGTTGCATCTGCATTGGCCGGAGCTATTGATCAAAATAGCGAAACATTAGATGCATATAACATAGGATCAGATATCTGGGTCAAGAGTAAGGTACCAGGTTATAAACTACTGCAACATGCAGTTTTAGTTAATCTTCAAAATGTTATCGATTTTGTTAAAGTGGAAAATCAAGATATTGATAACTTATTAAAACTTAGATCTGGAGAAAATACAATTCTCTCTCAATGGAGAGCACACTATTTGACGGGTGGTAATTCTACTGGAAAATCTATTTTGGTAGATAATAACACATTGAGTGAAATTAGTGTAGGAGATTATTTAGAAACTAATTATAAAAACACATTCAATAAAGTCATAGATATTGTTGAAGATATTACTACACCTAATTCAGATAAATCTAAAATTATATTAGATAAAAAGTCTTCTTTGAAAAATGGAGAAGCTAGGGTATTCAATCAAAATATAGTACAAATAGGTTTATTTTCTGCGTATAACATATATGATATGAATTTTGATTTTTATGATAAATCAAATTCTGACTTAAAGGAATTGGTACATGAAACTTTAGAAAATATAGATTATGAACCATATACGAATGCTATAAACAATATAGACAGTATAACTGGTGAATTTAACACTAAATTGGCAGCAACTGATATATTTGATGATAACTTTTCACTTAACCCTGAAGATTATTTCTCTAATCTATCAAGTATTTTAAAAGAAGAGTCTAATGATGATGATATTGCTGATAAAATAGAAAGTGAATACGACAGATTAAAAGAGAATCAATTAAAAGAGTTTGCTATTAATTCTAGAGTAGTTCCTAATATAAACAAGTGGGTTTTAAAAGATTCTTTAACTGTTAGAGATCAACCATATTATTTGAATGCTAATGAGGCTTTTGGTAGAACTAATTTTTCTCCAGATATAACTTCAACTTCTAGAAATAAAAATGATATGACCCATGAGTGGTTCTATATGGATAAAATTCCAAAATATTTAAGATATGATCAATTAAATAGTACGTTCTCATATATTAATTATATCGAGGATTTTGAATTAACTCCAGATTTATTTAAAAGTGTTAAAAATGATTATTTTGATAAGTTTATGATTACCGAAGGTTTTGAAAAGAATCTAACAGTAGATGATCTAAGTTTAATGAGAAATGATATTGGCAATTATAGTTTTATACAAAATATAGAGGATGACTTTAACAACACATTCTTTAAAACAGAATTAAAGAAAAAATATACACTAATAGATGGTGGAGATACAAGTTCATTTGCTAGTACAATATTTAAAGGTCTTAAGGTTGTTTTAAAAAATAGAAAGGAATTTATTAATAAAACAGCATTAGATTTTGTAAAAAGTAGCGAATTTAATGGATACAAATTTAGTATTTTATTAAAGACTAAAACGGATGTTAATGCAAATGACATAGATTTTGAGGTTATTCAAAATAAAAAATTCAAATTTGTAATATTCTTTATCACTGTGGATATTAGTGATTATTGGATCAAGGGTAACATGAATAGAAAACTCTTGTATGAATTAAATCATAAGATATTGTACAATCACAGTGAAGGAGATTATGAATATGCTAATACAACATTCGATGGTGCACTTAATTGGAATCAAACTGATTTTACAGGTAATACACCATATTCAATAGAAGGTATAGATCACTTTGACGGAAGTCAACCTAATTTTGATAATCAAATATTATTAGGTGAGAATGGATTATACGGAGACGTATTAATGGATATTTATCCAAATACACCTGGAAATAGCATATATAAATTTTCGATTTCTTCTGTAGAAAATTCTAATCTTATTAAAATTCAGTCTTTGCCTGTTAATGTATCTGATCCTACCGATGTACTAGATGTTACATACATGCCTAACTATATACAAAGACAAATTAAATATTATTATGTCAATGGTGGTACTGGTATACATAAATCATTATTAGAAAAACTATCTATTAACAGTGTAGCAGACATGATAAACTTAAATGACGATAGTGTGTCATATACTACTGTTGAAGAAGATGGTACCGAAAATAAAAATAGATTTACTATTAATTTCGAAGATGGTACTGAGATAGTTAAATATGCATCCATTAGTATAGAAGAGGACAATGATAAGCCTAAGAGTTATAAATTATTTAAAGGTATCATTGGATATAATTTAGTTAATTCTGAAGAACCTGAATATTATCCATTTTTGATTAGACATAATGGAGATTATACTGTTGATTTTAAACCCGTTATTACATTCACAGACATGTATACTCATTTTAAATCAAATAGATTACAATCTACAACTGATGTCAATGAGTCTAAATTAGAGTCAATTTTATATAGACATTCTTTAAATAGTGTTAAAGAACTAGAGACTGCGAAATCATATTATGAAAGATATAATAGATGCGGAACCACGTTTAATGTAGGTTTTATTAAAGATGGTAATATCCATGATAATAATTGGGGTATTATTAAAAATCACTTCTATCACAAAGTGAATGAAATTAATCCAGAGGGTGTTACTAAATTATCTGAGTCTAGTGATAAACTACCGTTATATCCATTAATTGATGAAATTGCAATTTCTAAAAAAGATGTAAATGTTTTTAAATCTTCATGGGATAAAGATTATTATACTAGATCTTTTTCTTCAGGAGAATCTCAAGATATTCCTGGAACTATAAACAACGCAGAAGAGAAATCATATCTTTCTTCTACCGCGATGAAAATAAATGATTCATATGATGTTATTTCATTTACATCTCAGCATGTAAATAGTCAAGAGGATTTAGATCTTATTTTAAAGAATGCTACAAATCAAAGTGAAGTAATAATATTTGAAGATGAAGATCAACTCGTAGCAGATTTTTATATAAGTGATTCTGTTGTTAGATTATTAAAAAACGATGGAGTTTTAAATAGAATTAAAAGTTATGTAAAAGCTATTGATTCTGCTGGCGATAAAACAACATTAGAAGATGATGCGGAGTTTTACATAAATAGAAATATTATTAAGAAATTTGTAGTTGATTCTATATCTTTGTATACTCGCAGATTTAAAGGTTCTAAATCGAGTATAACTGACATTACAAATGTTAATAATCCAGGTGAAAATGGATTTTCCCCCGACAATAACTTTACGTTTAAACCGCACAAACAAAAGCCTATGAATTTTAGGTTGATATATAATAAAAGATTAGGATATTCTTACGACATCAAACCTATGATAAAAATAAAGTCATAAAATGGCAATTAACATTCAAGAGATATTACATCCAAGCGATTCAGACTCTATAAAGTTTGAAAAGATTAACTATAATTTTGATCAAATTTTAGCAAATGGAGGAGGACCTGCTGGTCCCAAAGGTCAAAAAGGTGATCAAGGACAGGTTGGTTCAACAGGACAAAAAGGTGAAAAAGGAGATATCGGTAATACTGGTCAAAAGGGTGAATCTGGTGCTACTGATAGCCCATGGTATAAAGTCGAAGTAGATTCTAATAATGACGGTAGAAACGAAATTACCATTCTAAAACCCAAAATAGGCACTGATTTAAATATGCCTATTATTTGGTTAGGTGATCCTAGTTTTGAAGAAGGTTTAACTGATGGTGATATTGATACTAATTCTAGATTGACAATTGCAAAAGATATAACATTTGAAAATTATATTAAATTACAGCACAACGTAGACAAAACAATAGTATTAACTAGTACTGAATCAGGCGCGTATTCTAAATTTAATTTTCAAAATTCATTCGGCAGCGCTAATATAGAATTTGGTGCCACAACAGATAAAATTACATTCTTAGCCAATACTTCTTTTTTTAGTGCCACAGGTGCGGGTGTAAATCTAAAATCTATAGGAGACACTAATATAAAACTAGAAACTTCTGGTAATGGTATATTAGATGTTGATATAAACGCAGAGTTTAAAGGATATTTAAGATTGCCTGCGGGTTCTACTGGAGAAAGACCAGTAACACCGCAATATGGTATGATTAGATATAATACTGATTTAAATATTGTAGAAGCTTATTATAACGATAACACTTGGAAAGAATTATGTACTGATTGTGGTTCTCCGGTAGGTGATAGTATAGGTATTTCCGGAGGAGATATTAATGCTAACGCAGATGGATCACCCGCTACGGATACTATTTCTATATCTGGAGGAGATATTGATGCTAACACTGATGGATCTCCTACCGGTAATGCATCTATTTTTATAGATCCATTATATACTACAGGTGACAGTGATACTGTAGCAGATTTATATTACGTATACAATAAAGTTGAGACTTTATATTTAAATTATGTAATTACTCCAGCAAATACAGTATTAGACTATTCAGACATTTCTGTTAATGAACCCGGTTTAAATATCACTGTAGATTCTGCTAATAGTAGAGTTATTATAGAAACTGTGCTTAGAGCAATAGGTACACCATGGGTTGTTAGAATAAGTCATCCTCAAGATGTTAATAAGTATGTTATTTGGAATATACACCCGATTGCAGAAAATAATCCAACTGCAACACCAGTGTCTACAGCATCTGCAACGCCAGTTCCAACACCAGTGTCTACAGCATCTGCAACACCGGTTCCAACACCAGTGTCTACAGCATCTGCAACGCCAGTTCCAACGCCAGTGCCTACATCAGCTGCAACACCGGTTCCAACACCAATAGCGACAGCATCTGCAACGCCGGTTCCAACGCCAATAGCGACAGCATCTGCAACGCCGGTTCCAACGCCAATAGCAACAGTATCGGAAACACCAGTTTCAACGCCACTGTCTACAGCATCTGAAACGCCAGTGCCTACTGATGGAGGCGGAGGAAGCCCATCATCATAAAAATAAAACAAGATAAATATAAAAACATAAATATAAAAATGGCAGCAAACGAATACATAAGAACAGTGAATATCACACCCCTAGGGACTTCATATTCATGGGATACACCACCTAATTGGATTACAATCGTAAGGGTGGGAACTACTGATGATTGGACAATTACAGTAGCGCCTAATTCGGGTGTTGCCAGAAACGCAACGCTTACTGTTAGACATGCTAACACAAGTACAATTGATACTATTGAAGTGACTCAGGCTGGTAATACAGTTATTACGCCAACTTCAACGCCTGCACCAACTGCGGCTCCAACTTCAACGCCAATACCTACAGTAGCGACAACGCCGGTTTCAACACCAATACCTACAGTAGCGACAACACCGGTTTCAACACCAATACCTACAGTAGCGACAACGCCGGTTTCAACGCCAGTGCCTACTGCAGCTGCAACACCGGTTCCAACGCCAATAGCGACAGCATCTGCAACGCCGGTTCCAACACCAATAGCGACAGCATCTGCAACTCCGGTTCCAACGCCAATAGCAACAGTATCGGAAACACCAGTTTCAACGCCAATAGCGACAGTATCGGAAACACCAGTTTCAACGCCAAAAGCGACAACACTGGATCCAACACCTTTTCCTACACTAAGTCCAACTGCAACATCATCTAGCAGTGGTGGCACAGGTGGCGGTGGATGTCACATCGCAGGTGAATTAATTACAATGGCCAATGGTGAAACTAAAGCTATTGAAAATATTAAAATTGGAGACGCATTATTGTCCTTTAATGTTAACGGTTATAGTTTCGATGAAAATGCTTATCTAAACTGGTCATCGCATGTAGATAATTTTGAAGGAGAATTTACTTCTGTGAGTGTAACTAACATTAAAATAGATTCATATGATTCATATTACGATTTTAATAACGGATCTTTGAAAATTACATACGAACACCCTATATTAATTAAAAACGCAGATAATATTGTTTCTTGGAAAACTGCAAGAGATTCTGATGTGGGAGAATATATGTTAAATGAAAATAATGAATGGGTTTTAATTACTTCTAAATACTTAATAAGTAAAAATGAGCCGTTTACAACATGGACACTAGATGTGGAAACAGAAGATGTGTATTTTGCTAATGGTATATTAGTACATAATGCAGCCGATGAAGTTATATCAAAGGACGATGATTCCGGAGATGGTTTTGGAGAACAACTTGGATAATAAATTATGATTAATTTTAAAAACATATTAACTAATAAGAACACCCTTACATTTGTATTGGGTGCTCTTTTTGTTTTATTGTTTCTAAGACAGTGTAATCAAACTGAAAATCTTAAACATGATTTAGAGGTAGTTCAACAAACAGCAGATAGAAATTTAAATAATTATTTAGCTTCAAAGGATTCTGTTAATCAATTAATAGCGGAAAACGGTAATTTAATATCTAAGATAAGATCTTATGAATTTGATATAAATGATTTAAAGGATGATCAAAATGAATTGGTTTTAAAATACAGAAAGGCTCTTAATTTAAATAAGGATTTAAACAAAGTTAATACTCTTTTATCAGCTGATATAGATATCAAAGATAGTTTATTGGCGGACGTAACATCATCTGAAGTGGATTCAACAACAACTAAATTAACGTTTTCTAAGTTTGATGATTTTGGTAATGGTAATTCTAGAAATTTAATGGGTAATATGTTAATAACAAGACATGATACTGGATTAAATTATGGAAATGCTTCTTTTGATATAGAACATACGATTAGTCTATTAGCAGCCATAGAAAGAATAAACGGCGCGGATCAATTAAAAATTTCTACATCATATCCAGGATTAACTTTTAGTAATATAGAAAATATAAACCTTATAAATACAAGATTAAATCAAAAACCTAAAATGAAAGGAGGATGGTCAGTAGGTATTGGTATCGGTTATGGAATCAATCTAAACAGCAATCAAGTAATAAGTACTGGTCCATCAATCGGATTAGGATTATATTATTCTCCTAAATGGTTAAGATTTTAAAATTAATATAAACAATGGCACAATCATCTAGATATTTTTACTTAGATTCTGATATTCTTTTAGAATTTATTTACCACGACCAATCAAATCCTTCTAAATATCAAATAGAAGTAGATGACAATGGTAGCGAGGTAAAATTCTTAGACACAATTAAGGGTAATCCATTTGCAAAAAGACACTTAATAAATGAATTAGGAAGCGCTGTTGTTAATTTTGATGTTACTGAAAATTCAGGTTACATATCTGTAGAAAACTTTGCTGCAAGAACTCTTTTATTACAGAGCGGTAAAACTTATAAGTTTAATTTAAGTGAATTAACTAATCCAGAATTATTTCAAATTAGTGGTGCTTTAGGAATTTATTCTTATTCAAATGTTACTAAGATTGGTCAGTTTACACCTAATCAAACTGGCACAATCGAATACATGTGCGGAGATTTAATAGGAGGTAAAATTATAATAGACACTAGAGCAAATCCATTATTTGCAAATCCAGATGAAAATACTGGTAATGATATTAATCAAACTATAGGTAGATATCATGCAGTACAATCAGATGCAAGTGGTACTAGATATGCTTTATTAGGATATGATTCTACGGGTGATTATGAAATGTTCAATTATATTAATAATAATGTAAGTTGGACTGGTGGTAACGAAACAGATCTTTTAAATTACCAAACTGAAGCTACTGCTAATATTAATTATATTAAATACGATAGTATTAGATTACACTTTAGGAGTGGTTATAATTTTTCTGCCAGAGGTTATGAAGGATTTTTATTTGAAATAGCGGCGAAGAGATCTTCTAATGTAAGAAATAATTTAACTCAACTTGTTTATTTAAATACTAGTAATTATGAATATGCTAATCCTAAGCCATTTATTTTAGGAGAAACACTGTATAGCAAATTTATAGATCTTAAAATACCCACATTAGTTCAACAAAATGAAGAATTCAATGATAGGTTTTATGGAGATGGTACAATAGGTTCAAGTGATTTAGATCCTTCTTCTAATTATGAACTAACGTTTAAATTAATTGATCAATTAGAAACCTTTAATGGATATGATTATTTCATTACTGGTGAAGAAAATAGATTTACGATATCAAGAGAAGATGAATTTCAAGATTTTACAGTAGTCGTAGAAGACGCTGATGATGGAGATTATTTTAGAATATACGGTGAAAAGGATAATTCTATAGGTGCGTTTGAAGCATATGTATTAAATCAAATAAACACAACTTCAGACGATATTATAGTAATGTATGACATAGATGTTTTTGAAACTATAGGTACATCTGAAATTAAAACATTCCAAACTTCATATACACAATATGAGGACTTTAACACACCCATTGTGTTTAGACCTGTTATTATGAATAGTAGTACAGCTTCTAGTTTTTCTATTGATGTTATAATGAGAATATGGAATCAAACTGATAATACACAAATTGTAAAAATGGCTAGTTTAACAGTTAAACAAGCTGCTAAATATGGTAAGAGATTAAATAAACTAAAAATTAATTCTCCTAATCAATTAACCGAAGTATACAATGTATTACCTCAACTAGCATCTAACAAAATAATAAATGGCATTTTTACTGACAACATGCCTAAAAGTACTAAGTATGTCCCTACATTTTTAGAGAGACATAATGTAATTGCTTCCAAGTCAAAAATTGTATTTGAATCTAATACTGACGATATTACAAGACAAGATATTAGTGAAGTAGATACTTCTGATTTTAAATCTGAAGGTGATTTGCTCATTAAAATTCCGCCGTTCACATCATATTATAAATTTGTAATAGCTAAAAGAAAAGGAGATGATGTAGAATTCATATCATTTACTAATATAGAAAATGTAATCATGACATTTGGAGATGGTAAACAAAAATTAAAATTTAATAATATATTCAATAAGGATATTAATATGGGTGAAGGTGAAGTACTCTTTAAAATAAGTGAAGCAAATGCTAACACAATAAGGGGTATGAAAAACAATACATTCTATATTAGTGTTAATAATGGTATAGATGAAAATATGATTTTATCAGGTAAATTTGAAATCTAATTATGGTATTAAATAGCAGAAATAATTCATTCGATTTTAGGTTTCCTAGGGGATTTGTACCTAAAGATGTTGCAGATAAGTATAAAAAATATTTAAATAAAATACCAGGAAGTTTACTATCAGAACCTGTAGATTTTATTAATTACAGTATACAGGGTATTAATATACCAGGTGTATCGTTTGATCCATTATCACAAGAAGATAACGATGGTACTAAGAGATATCACAGGGGTGCATTGCCAATTCAAAATGTAATTAATAGAGAATTTACGGTCAGTATGCAATTGTTGGATGGTTTTATTAATTATTGGATTATGATGGATACTCTTTTGTGGTATTATGCTAGATCAACTAAGCAGGCATATATTATAGATCCATTGTGTTTAAGAATATTAGATGCTGAAGGTGCATCTGTAGCATATATGGAATTTACAGATTGTATCATGAATTCTATTAACGAGTTAAATTTAAACTTTGCGGAAAATGTTGCATCCTTTAATACATTTGAGGTTACATTCTATTATAATAAATTAAATCTTAGATTAGAGATAGAATAAAATAAATTGATATATAATATATGAAAACATTTAATAAATACTTAATCGAGAACACTATCACTGAGAATGATATGAAACTTGTTAACGAAGGTCTTCAAGAAGAGTGGACTCCTGAATTAGAAGCTAAAATAGATGAGGCTTTAGAATTATTCGAAAAGGAATACATGAAAGAGGATGGTACATACGACTTAGAGAGACTTAACGAAGAAATAACAAATGAAGGTTTCTTTGGTTCTATTATAGGTGGTTTAACAGGGTTTGCATTAGGTAAATCAGTTGGTAAAATGGTAGCAAAAGTTTTAGGTATTCAAAAGGGTATCTTTTATGATCTATTAACTTCAAGACTTGTAGGTGCCGCTCTAGGTGCTAGTCTTGGTAAAAAACTATAAATGAATTACCTCGCAGTAGATTTTTCTCTAAATTCACCAGGTATATGTTTATATAATGATAAAGGTAAGAAATATCATTTTATTAGTTATATAAAACCTAAAACTGGAACAAAGGCTGAACAAAAACTACAAGAAGAAATATCCTTATTAGAGGATGTTACTTTGGTTGATCAACCTGATTTTACTAACAATGAAGCTTTCTCAAGTGCTGAACTCTTAAAAGTTAAGCGCTATGATAAAATGGCAGCCGACATTATAAATCTTGTCTTACAAAACTCATACGATGGTGATGGGTTTATTGTTTCATTTGAAGGAACTTCTTATGGTTCTAAGATGGGAACTAATAATATGATAGACATGGCAGCAGGCGCTGCAATTCTAAAACTCAAACTCTTAAAGACCTTAAATCCCGATGACATCTTGACTGTGGCTCCAACTACTATTAAGAAATTTGCTGGTAAAGGTAATATGAATAAGCTTCAGTTGTTTGAGTCCTTTCAAAAAAACGTGAACGAAGACCCAATCTTAGCTAAAAGTCCTTTGTGGAAAATAGTTAAAGACCTTGAAATTGGGAAAAAGATCCCGAAGCCCCTTGACGATCTTGTTGACGCTTATTTTCTCGTTGCATACGTTGCAAGCCTCCAAGCCTAATCTATCTTCTGGCTTAACTAACATTTGTTATATGCAAGTTGTATAAAACTGTTTCATTTTAAATTAAAAAAAAATAATTTAATCTCTGGTGAAACAAATTCAAATGTGGATATATAATAAGTATATTAACAAAAGCTAAGATATTAGTCAATTTTATGTTGTGTACTACTGAAATCATGAACCTGAACAAAGCTCTCATTATAATGGTGCGAGAGCAAAAGATCACGACACAAGAGCGTGAAGACTTACTTCGTAAAGCTGGTTTACAAAAACTAGAGAGCAACAGGTGGCAAGATTCAGAAGGTGCTATACTTACAATGCAAAATATTTGAAACCTTTTGTAATATACATTTATAAGAACTGAAAGTAATTTCAAGGTAAACAAATTTAACAAATTAAACAATTTAAAGGTATGAGTGATTCATTTGACATTTTTAACTTGGGTGTAGAAGACGTAGAAACGCATCAGGCACCCACAAGTACAGCTTCAAACGAAGTGTACAAACCAACCGCAGACGACGGTAAAGACGGAACTTACAAAGCATTAATTCGTTTTGTACCAAATCCAGAAAACCCTCGTAATTCCCTAATCCAAAAATATGTACACTGGTTGACAAACTCAAGTGGTGATGGTAAACTAGTTGATAGTCCATCTACTATTGGTGAGAAGTGTCCAATTGCAGACGTATTTTGGAAACTACGTAAATCAGATTCAGCTGTAGATCGTAAATCTTCAGAGAAGCTGAAAAGACGTCAACAATACTATTCTTTAATTAAGATCATTAAAGATCCACAGAACCCAGAATTAGAAGGTACTTACAAAGTATTCAAATTCGGTTACAAAATTAAAGAAAAAATTGACGCTGAGTTGAAACCAGACTTTGGTGAACCAACACAAGTATTTGACCTTTTTGAAGGTAAGAACTTTGAGTTGATCATTACACGTCAAGGTGAATACAATAACTACGACAAGTCTAAATTCTCTGCTAGTCAATCTGCAATTATTATGGGCGATGCTCCAGCAGAAAGAACAAAAGAGACTATGGCGTCTATCAAAGAAGAATTAGAGAATGCGCCTTCATTGAAAGGGTATGATTATCAAGCATGGGACGAGGACACTCGATCATTCGTAAACGATGTATTGAGAATGTACTTAAATCCAGGTGATTCTATCGCAGAAGTTACTACAACGACTACTAAGAAAACTGCAAAAGCTACAAATACATCTGCACAAACAGCTGTAGCTGAAGCTCCAGTAACAACAGAGTCAACTTCAAGCGTATCATCAGAAGATGATCTAGATTCTTTCTTGAATGACCTCGACATCTAATATACAACTTACTGAAGAGTTAAAGGATAAAATAAGATATGCACTTAAACAAGTAGTATCTCAAGTACATCCTGAACCTAATAAGAAGCTACTAAAGGACATGCATGGGCGAATAACCTGTGCATGTCCCTATTGTGGTGATTCCCACTCGGACGATACTAAAAAACGAGGTAATATCTTCTGGGACACTCTACAGTATCACTGTTATAATTGTAGTTATCACACTAACTTATATTCCTTTTTAAAAGATCATGAAGTTAAATTAGCCACAAGTGATGATTCATTTATGGTTATAGATTACATTAAACAAAATAAGATACAGGTTAATTCAGAATCTGTACTGAAGCATGATGCATTAAGAAAGGTTCAAGAATTATCAATTGATATAGATACATTTAAAGCTAAATTTAAGGCAAAGGTAATAGAACCAGGCGATTGGATTTGGTTTCAATTAAAAGATAGACTACTACACAATAGAGTAGATGATTTCTTGTATTCTGAAAAAGAACATAGACTTTGGATTCTTAATTTTGGTGCAGATAATAAAATTATAGGTGCACAGACACGTAGAATGAAGGGATACGGACAAAGATATCTAACATATGATTTACCAAAATTGTATGAAGAGATGGGACAACCTTTAGAATTATCCAACGAAGAACTAACGTCTCTTACTAAAGTATCAACATTATTTGGAATCATGCAATTGAATTTTCAAAGGCCTATTACTATATTTGAAGGCCCGTTAGATGCTAAATTTATGGCAAATTCCCTCGCCCTTGCAACTGCTGGTAGATCAACTGATGACTTTGATGAAATTCCAACAGTTAGATATATGTTTGATAATGATGTAACTGGTAAAAAGAAAATGGCCGAGAAGCTTAAAAAGGGTAGACCTGTTTTTATGTGGTCTAAATTTCTTAAAGAAAATGGGTTAGATAAATATAATATCAAAGATCTTAATGATTTGATGTTGAAATGTTTTGAGCTTAAAATCGATGCTCATAAAAAGATCGATCAATATTTCACCTCTAGTCAATTAGATCTATGGTACGTATAGAAGATATTAGTATAATGGTTGAAGACAACTTCGAAGAATTTCAAAAAGACAGTGATAGGTTTAAAGGTATGAAACTTTTATTAGATTTCAAACCATTGGATCTAAGTATCGAGTCACCTGACATTGAAATGCCAAAACCTAAATTTAAGAAAAGACAAATAACGTCTAAGTTCATCAAGCCTAATCCCAATAAGAAATCATTATTTTAATATGAGTAAAGAAAATATTTTAGCATTGGACCGCAAATTAAGTGGCCAAAGAACAGAGTGGACTAACAACATTAAAGGATTAGCACAAAGTTTAAGAAATTTAAACACCATGGAGGAAACTATTGCTGAAGTATTATCTTCTAGACAATCTCTCGTTGAGCAGATGTCTTATTTAAATATGAAAGTAAAAGAACAGAAAAATAAAGTAGCAGTTAGATATAGAGAAGCTTATATTAGATATTATGAATATGATTATAAGTTAGGAGAAAAACAAAAAGAGAAGTTTATTGAAACTGATCTAGCTGATGAAAACATGATATTATCTCATTTAGAAAATCAAGTGGAATTCTTTAGAGATTCGGTAAAAACCCTAGATAACATGGGCTTTGCCATTCGTAATAGACTTGCATTAAAAGATCTATAACGACAAATAAAAATGCTCTAACAATGTGGAGCTTACGTTAACTGAAAACAAACAGTTGTTACGCATTGATGCAGCAACTGAATTAGAATTGGAACAACTCAATATTTCTTTAAATAGAAGAATTGAGTCTTGGCGTTTTAACCCTTTGGTCAAAAAGGGTTTATGGGACGGTTATGTTTCGTATATTAAGGATGATAAATGGATTCCTTCGGGTTTATGGCGAGAAGTCATGGGCATATGTAAAGAATATAAATTTGAATTTAAGTTAAATGGTATTACAGATATATTTGATACCAATATAAATCAAGAAAAGTTTACTCAATGGGCGTTAGATTTTTTCGAAAAATCAGAAATAACACCAAGAGATTATCAAATAGAAGCAGCTTTTAATATTTTAAAATTTAAAAGATGCCTAAGTGAATTAGCAACTTCAGCTGGTAAAACATTAATTTCGTTTTTAACAGTTGCTTATTTATTAGAACATGAAAAGGCTAAAAAAATCTTATTTATAGTTCCTAATGTTTCTTTAGTAGTACAAGCAAGTGAAGATTTTTTAGATTATAACTATAGAAATGCAGTAGACATAAAAGTACAACAAATATATTCTGGTCAAAAAATAAGACCGGGAAGAAATGTAGTCATAGGAACTTATCAGTCTCTAGTTAAAAAAGACAAATCTTATTTTAGTGAATTTGATGCTATAATTGTGGATGAAACGCATAAGGCAAAATCAGCATCTATTAAAACTATCCTTCAAAAATGTGTTAATGCAGATTACAAATATGGATTATCGGGTACTATACCAAAAGAAGGTACTTTAGATAGATTGACATTAATGGCATACACCGGACCTCTTATTACTGAAATAAGTGCAAATTACTTGCAAAATGAAGGACACATTGCTGGTTGTAAAGTAAAAATAATTAAAATGGATTATGCTCCTCAATCTACAAAGGACGCATTTAGAGAAATGTCACAAAATAGATATGAAAGTAAAGATGTTTTTAAATTTGAACAAAACTATGTCATTAATTCACCAGGCAGGCTTAACTTTATTACAAGTATTATTTCCAGAGTACGCGGTAATAGTTTGGTCCTTTTCCACAGGATTGAACATGGTAAAAAAATATATGAAAAACTTCGCAGAGACAGTGATAAAACTGTTTATTATGTTGACGGTGGAATTGATAAAGATATACGAGAAGAACATAAAAAGAAAATGGAAGCAGGCGAAGAAGTTGTTATTGTTGCGTCTTACGGTACCTTCTCAACAGGAATCTCAATCAAAAAAATTCACAATATCTTTTTTACAGAATCGTTCAAATCAGAAGTAATAATTAGACAATCAATCGGTCGAGGATTACGCCAACATAAATCCAAAGATAGCGTAAATATTATTGATTTTGTAGATGATTTAAGTTCATCTGATTGGGATAACTATTTAATAAGACATGCTAAAGAACGCCAAAGAATCTACAGGGAACAGAAGTTCAAATATGATATTAAAAATGTAGATTTTGAAGGAGATATATAATAAAATAATAACATTCAAAAAACAAAAACAATATTATGCAAAAATTAAAATCTTTTCAACAATTTGCTACGGAAGTTCAAATTTCTAATACTAGAAAAATTGAAGAAGAAGCAATCGCAAAAAGAAGCAATGAAGCAGAAACGTTTAAAAACTTACTCTCTGAATTTAATGTCACTTCTGTTAAAGAATTAACTGAAGATCAAAGATCAGAATTTTTTACCAAATTAAGAGGTGCTGAAATTAATGAAGCAGTTACGCTTATTGAAGAAGGTACAAGAGGTCAATTTGGTAAAATCGACAAGAAGGGTAATATTACATCGATATACACTCATTATGATTCGTATCCAGAAAACATGTTACCTATCATTAAAAAATCTTTTAAAAATTCAAAATCAGTAGATGCTGTTATTGCAAAGGGAGATTGTTCTGGTTTAGAAACCAGTATTGATAAGATAAATTTTTATGGAGATAAAAATGCAATGACACCGTCAAAGGGTTCGATCTCGGATGTTTCTAAATATTTAAGAGATGTAGCTAATAACGGTGGAGCAGAATTTGTTTATCTTTGGGACGAATCTAATAAAGAATGGTTAATGGCAGACATTTATGGTAATGGTTACGATGAATTAGTACCAGCATTTGAATCTGTTTCAGTTTCTGTAAATGAAGCTATTGCAGTACAATTTAAAAGAGACGCTAAGAAAGTTGTTACAGTTTACAATAATCTATTTGCAAAAAAATTAACTGACTTTGGTGCAATGTCTAAAGAATCAGTGTTAGGTTGTATTAAGTACTTATTTGAAATGGCAATGGAAGACGCAAACTTCTCAAGAGAAGGTTTTGCAATTTCTAAAAACATTAAAGGCTCAATTTCTTCATATGAAGTAAAAATGCCAGGATTAGGCGGATACTATATTAAAATAGGAGCAACTACAACAAAGAGAATTTTAGATCAATACTATTCAGATATCGCTAATGCAGCAGGATGGTCGGGTATTGGTATCGTTGAAGGTACTGCACTTTATTTACAACAAATCAAACAAGAAGCTGCAGGGCAATCTTTATTAAACGCATTTAACATGTTCAATGAATCTACTGTCGTAGAAGCTGGTGAACTACTTTGTGAAGCTACTGTTGTCATGGATGCAATAAACCCTGAAGATAAGGACTTTTTAAAATTCTTAAAAAAGAATAAAGTTGAAATCACAGATACTGTAAAATCAGGCCCAACTGGACACCCTGAAATTACAATGCAAGGAAAAAGAAAAGATCTTGAAAAGGTTCTTGCTGATGGCGAATACGGATGGGACGATCCAGATTTAGCTGAATATATCGAAGAGTCTAAAGTAAACGAAGCTGAAGTTAATTCTGATGAAGAATTTAATGAATATGCAATAACAGTTTTACAAAAAGCATTTGGTGAAGATTATGATGAGGCTAAAGCAAAAAAAGTAATTGATGGAATTTTAGCTAAAGCTGATGGAGATTATGGCGTAGCAGTAGGTATGTTGACCAGCTCATTAGGAGCATAATAAAAACAAGATACATATCTTATGAAGATCTACAATAATTTTGAACAGTTTGTAACTGAGAGATTACATTCAAATATAAAAGAAGCTTTAATTTTAGAAGGTGGAGCTGCCGGTCACATGGCACATCCATTTGATGATAAGTCATTAACATTCGCAGACTTTAAAGCTCTTATAGAAGCTGGTTTAAGTGGTGAACTTAATTTTGAAGAAGACGCTACTGAAAAAACTGATGGACAAAATGTATTCGCAACTATTCAAAATGGTGAAGTTAAATTTGCTCGTAATAAGGGTGAACTTATAACACCAATGGATCTTCAAACATTTAAGCAAAAATTCGACGGTCATGCATCAGCAATGGTCGAAGAAACATTTAAATTTGCAGCAGAAGATTTAGCCAATGCATTAATTAAATTACCAGCTAAAGTTCAACAAGAAGTATTTGAAAATGGTCTTAATTGGATGAATATGGAATTGATCTATTCTAAAAATCCAAACGTAATCTATTATGACAGAGATATTATTCAATTTCATGGTATAAAAAAGACAGATGGTAATGGTAATATAATTGGTGAAGATAGTAAACCTGCATCAGTAATAGCAAAAGCATTAGAGTCTGTTAAAGCAAATGTCGGTAAAACATTTACTATAATTCCGCCTCAAATAATTAAATTAGGCAAGGATCTTAATTTTGAAGAAAATAAAAATAAATTTATCAAGAAGGTTGAAGCGCTCCGCGACAGATATAATTTGACAGACGCTGATGAAGTTAGCCGCTATCATGAAATGTGGTGGAGAGAAACTATAGATTCAAATTTTCCAGATTTAACACAAGATCACAAAGAAGGTTTATTATTAAGATGGGCATATGGTGATAAAAAGACTCTAAATCTAAGATCATTAGATAAAGATCTTGGTAAAGAAAAAGCATCTTTAATTAAAAAGTTTGACAAAGAGGATGTGAAAAAGAAATACAAAGAGAACATTAGGCCATTTGAAGATCTATTCTTAGAGCTTGGTTCTATTATCCTAAAAAATGCTTCTAATTTTGTTGCGGCCTCACCAGACGCTGAAATGCAAAGATTACATAATCAAATTAGAACTGAGGCTGATAAAATTAAAAAAGGCGGATCAATTGATCAAATACAAAAGGTCGAAGCTGAATTAGCTAGATTAGAAAGAATAGGTGGAATTGATTCAATTATGCCAACTGAAGGCATTGTCTTTGTTTATAAAGGCAAGACATTTAAGTTAACAGGAACATTCGCTGCAATTAACCAGCTTATGGGTATTATTAAGTACGGAAGATAAACAATATAACATGGCATTACAAAACTTAAGAACATATTTTCAATCTACCAATATCAATGATTTCCAATCAATGTTAGATTTACCATGTGTAGTA